GGTCCTGTATCTGGTATTAGTTCTGATGGATCTACTATCACATTTGAATGGGAAGTGTCAACTAACGGTGGAGTAGGTTGGTCTCCTCTTTCTAATGGTGGTGGATATAGTGGAGTAACTACAAATACACTGACTGTAGATGATGACTTTGCTAAGAACACTTATCAGTATCGTTGTAAACTGAATACAAACACTGCTGTTGCACCTTCCTACACAAACGCAGTTACACTAACAGTATTCAGAACAATTAGTATAAGTACACAACCAGTTGATAGCAATGCTATAGCACCTGCAGCAGCATCATTTGTTATTGCTGCTAGTACGTTAGATGGTGCATCTCTAAATTATCAGTGGGAGAAATCAGAGAATGGAGATGGAATTAGTTTCTCAACTATAGGTGGTGCTACTACTACAACTTATACAACTGGAGCTACAACTTACGATGATGATTATGGGGATTACTACCGTTGTATAGTCTCTGTTGCTGGTGCAACTAATGCAACTAGTAGCACTGCACGTGCTCTATTACAGAGAACTATTAGTGTAACCTCTCAACCAGTTAATGCAACAGGTGCGGTTGGTGGTACAGTTTCGTTTGGTGTTGCTGCTAATACATCTGACAATGACGCAGGTGATATTACATTCCAGTGGCAAGTATCTATTACAAATGGAGCATCATGGTCTAATGTATCTACAGGTTCTGGTGGTACTAGTTCAACATATACTACTGAGACATTAAGTACAACACAAGATGAATATCAATATCGTTGTTTACTTTCATGTGCAGGTGCAACAACTATACCTTCTAATGCTGCTACATTACAAGTTGAAACCGTAACTGTAGTTGTCACAAATCAACCTACAGGACAGACAGTTGATGAAACTGCTACTGCAACATTTACCACATTAGGTGGAGTTACAATGGCACCTGTCGGTGGTAACGCTGCTTCATCTTCATTTGATACTGAATCATTTGCCACTCCTAGTGGTGGTGGAGGTGGTGGTGCTGAAGGTCAGTCATCACACGAACCATCAGTAACATATCAGTGGGAGAAATCTGATGATGGAGTTAGTTGGTCAACAATTGGTGGGGCAACAACCAACTCTTATACAACAGGTGCAACAACATACGCAGTTGATAACGGGGACAGATATCGTTGTGTTATTAATGCAATAGGTGCTTCAGTACCAGTTACAACAAATGAAGTGGTGTTGACTGTTGAAAGGACATTTTCTATTACTGCACAACCATCAAACACAACTGCTAATGAAGGTGGCACTGCAAACTTTACAGTAGCAACATCTACAAGTAGTGGTGCTGCAACTTACCAGTGGGAGAAATCTGATGATGGTGGTGTAAACTACAGTTCTATAGGTGGAGCAACAAGTGCAACATATACAACACCAACTCTTGTATATGCTAATGATGGTAACGACTACTATCGTGTTGTAGCATCTTTGGTTGGAGCAGCAGCAGATATAACTTCTACCTTTGCAGTGTTGACAGTTTTACGTGTCATAACAATCAATACACAACCACAGTCTCAAGGTGTAATTGAGGGAGGAACAGCAACATTCAATATCGTTGCTTCTATTACAAGTGATACAATCTCATATCAGTGGCAGAAGTCTGTTGACAGTGGAGCGAATTGGACTGCTATTAATGGTGCAAACTCAGCAACATATACAACTCCTGCAACTACATATCCAACTACTCCATCTGAACAGTTCCGTTGCGTGCTTACTAACGCAGCTGCAACCACAGTAACATCATCTGCTGCAACATTAACAGTTAATGAATCTGAGTTTGTATCAGCACCTGCATCTGTTACTCCATTCATTGATACAGACACAACTAAAACTCTATCAAGACAACCAGTTATATCCACTGCTCCATTCGTATCTGAGTATGCAGGTTCAACACACAAGGCAACTTTCTGGAGAATAAGAAGAGTTAGTGATAACGTAACTGTTTACGATACAACTAGTTCCTTACCAGATGGTGATGAAAATAATAAAACATCACTTACTGTGCCTACTGCAACTCTAGATTTTGACACTGCATATTCTGTACAGGTCAAGTTTAAAGACAATGCAGATTTGGAGAGTGCGTATACAGCAGCAGTTAATTTCTCTACCCCACTTGTTGACCAACCAGATATTCAAACAATTACACCTGCATTTAATCCAACAATTAATGTAGATCCTATTGCAATGAAGAGTGGTTATCAACATTCATCTAGTGATTGGCAGTTCGCTCCTGTAAATACATTCGCAACAATCGTTCACCAATCTCTTGGTAACTCAACAAACTTAACATCTTATACTTTACCTGGTGCTGTTAACCTTAGTGCTAATACTACATATTATGTAAGAATAAGATTCAACGTCAATCCTGTTTAACATGGCTAAAGCTTCAACAAGACAAGGACTTATAGATTACGCACTACGTCAGAATGGTGCTCCTGTTCTTGAAATAAACATAGATGATGATCAGATAGATGATCTAGTAGATGATGCTATCCAATTTTATAATGAAAGAAACAGTGATGGATATATTAGAACCCACGTAAAAATTAAGTGGAGTGAAGCCATGCGTGATAACATGGTCACTGATACTACTACAACTATTGCATCTGGTACATCAAATGCTTTGTCAGTAGATTACCTAGAGCAGAATAATTTTGTGACAATGCCTGAGTATGTTACTAGTGTCATCAAGGTATTCCCATTTGTATCTAAAAACGTAACTAACTTATTTGATGTCAGATACCAGTGGAGATTAAATGATCTATGGGATCTAACTAACACAGAAATCTTAACCTACGAAATGGTTAACCGTAGATTGGAAGACATATACTATTTGTTAGAGGGACAGAAACAAACAAGATTTCAACTAAGAGGAAATAAACTATACTTAGATTTAGATTGGAAGACTGATGTTAGAGTAGATGACTTTTTAGTTTTAGAATGTTATCGTGCTATAGATCCTAATGCAGACACAGCAGTGTACAATGATCTTTGGATGAAGAGATATGTATCCGCATTGATTCAAAGACAGTGGGGTGCTAACTTAATTAAGTTCCAAGGAGCACAGTTGCCAGGTGGAATTACAATGAACGGAGAGTTTATATACAACGAGGGAAAAGAAAAGGTAGCAAAACTGGAAGACGAAATGCTTTCAGTATATGAAACTCCACCAATGGATATGATTGGCTAATGGCAAGAACCACTTTCTTTACACATGGTACTAGGAACGAACAGTTTCTATTGCAGAACTTAGTAGAAGAACATCTCAAAATGTTTGGGATGGATATTCTCTATTGCCCTAGAGAGATCATGCAAACTGATGGTGTTTTTAATGAGGAGGTAGTTGGTGAGTTTAATGATGCATATTTAATAGAAGCATACCTAGAAAACCCAGAAGGTTTCCAAGGTAACGGAGATCTACTTACAAAGTTTGGTGTAGCACAGACTGATGAGATAACTATGATTATTTCTGCTCAAAGATTCAGTGATCTTGTATCTCAGTTCCTTTTATTAGATCCAGATTACAAAGCACCTGAGAGACCACAAGAAGGTGACCTAATATATTTTCCACTAACAAGTAATTATTTTGAAATAAAATTTGTAGAACATGAAGAACCATTCTATCAGTTAGGAAAAGGTTATGTATACAAACTCAAGGCAGAACTATTCGAGTACAGCGACGAGCAAGGAGATGTATTTGATAGTGATGAGGATCTAGTAGATTACGGTTATACTATCAAACATTACTATTTGCCTGTCAATGGTATCACTGCTACAGGTACTGCAACAGTATCAAGTGGAGTAGTGGATCAGATTTATATTACTGCAAATGGATCTAAGTATAATGAAGCACCTACAGTTACTATATCTGGTGATGGTACAGGTGCAACTGCAACAGCATATCTTGCAAACATAACTCTAAGTGGTGGATCTCCTACATCATCTGCTGTCATAAGAGCAACAGTTAAAGAGGGTGAGATTAGAGCTGTGCAGATAGTAAGTGGTGGTGCAAACTATGATGAGGATAGAGTATCCTTAGTTGTTAGTTCACCCGACAGTCCTGGTAGATTTGCAAACTTAACACCAACTTTTACCAATGGGGTTTTGACTTCAATCAATATTGTAAATGGTGGTTCTGGATATAAGAGTGTTAAGGTAGTTGATATAGATAACGGTGGTACGGGCTATACATCTGCAACGATAGCATTCTCTTCTGCACCTGTTGGAATTTCAGGAGCATTCACTGTACCTGAAACAGTTACTGGTAGTACCAGTGGTGCAACTGCTAACATGGTAGAGTGGGATGCAGGTGAAGGTTGGGTTAAACTGAAGTCCCCAACTGGAACATTTTTAGTAGGTGAATCTCTAGTAGGATCAGAGTCTGGGGCTACAATTGTGCTAGATAGTTATGATGAGCAAGCAACGGCTGATCCTAAATACTCTGAAGCTGTCACTTTTGAGACCCTCGGAGATGACATCATTGACTTCAGTGAAGGCAACCCATTTGGATTATCAGGTAACTTATAATGTTAGGTGCATACACATACAACAAGATTATTAGAAAGTGCGTCATTGGATTTGGTACACTATTCAATAACATAGAATGTAGAAAAGAAAATAAAGACGGATCAGTATACAGTAGGATGAAAGTTCCCCTAGCATACGGTCCTAGACAGAAATTTTTAGCAAGACTAGAACAGCAAGCAGATCTTAACCAAAAGGTTGCGATCACAGT